ACCACCCAAGCGGTGGTGCTTTTAGTAAAGCTGATTTATTACATGTGGCATCAACAAATGAACATGGGATTGTTGCGGTAGGAAATAAAGGAAATTACATATTTACAAAAACAAAAACATTTCAAAGTAAAGAGTTTATAAAAGCAGTAAACAAAGCACAATGGCCGATTAAATATGATTATGATAAAGGTGCTGATTGGTGGTTAAAGAAAAACGCAAAGAAATTTGGCTACAATTACAGTTTTGTATCTTAATTGATAAAAAAATAATAAGAAAGTGAGGTGTTGACATGGAAGAAAAAGCAAAAAAGTATGCACCTGGAAGGCATCCTAACTCATTGAAAAACCTTGTCAGCACTAGACAGATGACAAAAAAACAATTGACTGAGTTTGGGAGAAAAGGTCAAGCCGCAAGTGTTGAAGTTAGAAAAAGAAAAAAAGAGCTAACAGAGGCAATGCAAATGCTTTTAAATTTAGATGCAAATCCTAAAATACAAAAAGAAATCAGAAGAAAAATAGGAATTGCAGAAGATGAAGAAATAAGTAATGCATTAGCCGTTGCAGTTGCAGCTTTTAATCAAGCATTAAGAGGGAATGTAAAAGCAATTGAACAATTTGCAAAACTAAGCACTTCTGAAACGGATAAAGAATTTATCAATATTAGAAAAGCAGAGCTTAAAATTAAACGTGAGCAACACGAAATGGAAATGGCAGAACGTAAAAGAGAGGTTGAAGGTATTACCACTAACCAGTATCAAGGACTGCCAGCATTAAGTATTGCACCGCCTTTTTTAAAGGTTTATCACGAAATAATCAACCATGATTACTTAGAATACTTATTCCCTGGTGGTAGAGGTTCAACGAAATCAAGTTTTATCTCTTTAGTTGTAATCGACTTGATTATGGAGAATCCAAAAATAAATGCGTTGGTTATGAGGCAAGTTGCAANCACATTAAGANGTTCAGTATATAACCAGTTGTTGTGGGCTATTGACCACTTAGGATTGACTAAACATTTTAGAGCTACAAGTTCACCAGCCGAAATAACAAGGATTGAAACTGGNCAAAAGATATTCTTTAGAGGTGCAGATGAACCAGGAAAAATTAAGTCAATCAAAGTTCCAAGCGGTTATATAGGTATATTGTGGTTTGAAGAGCTAGACCAATTCTATGGTCCAGAGGCTATAAGAAAAATTGAACAATCAGCAATTAGAGGTGGAGATATTGCATGGATTTTTAAATCGTTTAATCCACCTAAGAGCGCTGTAAACTGGGCTAATAAATATTGCACTATACCAAAAGCAAACAGAACTATACATAGAAGTGATTATAGAGAAGTACCAAAGGCATGGTTAGGAGTGCCTTTTTTAGNAGAGGCTGAATTTTTAAAAGAAATTAATCCTTTAGCTTATGAAAACGAATACCTGGGAGTTGCTAACGGTCAAGGTGGAAACGTATTTGATAATGTAATTATTGAAGAAATATCAGATGAATTTATACAAAATGTTGACAGAGCATTACATGGTGTTGACTGGGGATTCTATCCTGATCCTTACGCATACAATCAATGCTTTTATAATTCAGCTAATTTAACACTTTATATTTATGATGAATTGAGAGTTAATAAGAAAACAAACAGACAGACTGGAGAATACTTGTTAAACATTGACCGTATAAAAAACGGCGACTTGGTAACGTGTGATAGTGCAGAGCCAAAATCAGTTGAAGATTACAGGACTTATGGAATTAAAGCACGTGGAGCAGACAAAGGTCCAGGAAGTATTGATTATTCTATGAAGTGGTTGCAATCTTTAAAAGCAATTATCATTGACCCAAAGAGGTGTCCTCATACAATGCAAGAATTTTTAGAGTATGAGTATGAAAGAGATAAAGAGGGTAATGTTATCAGTGGGTATCCTGATGTTAATAATCATCATATAGATGCAGTTAGATATGCCACAAACTCTATTTGGAAGAAGAGAGGACAGTAACAATGTTAAGGGCAATAATTAAATTTTTGAAAGGAGTAATTGATAAGATGTTTAATAAAACAACACTTAAAAAAGTTATTGGTGAAGATGTTCAATTAAGCGATTCAATGATAACTAAATTGGAAGAATGGAATGACATGTTAGTTGGAAAAGCTAAATGGTGTACCAGTGATGATGGAATTACTTCTTTAGGTATTGAAAGTGCAATTTGTAAAGAATTTACAAACGTTTGTCTTTCAGAAATGACCGCAAAAGTTACTGGAAATGATAAGCTTGATGAAATCTTCCAAAAAGCAATTAAGAATTTAAATGAAAATCTTCAAGATGGTTTAGCTTTAGGTTCAATGGTAATAAAACCATTAGGGAATGATGAAGTTGAGTATATAAGAGCTGATAATATTATTCCAATTGAATACAATGCAGATGGACTTTTAAAGAAGTGTGCATTTATTCAAAGCAAAAAAATAAATGACAAAGAATATTATCACAGAGTTGAGTTTCATCTGTTAGGTGATAACGGCTTAACTATCATGAATAAAGCATATAAAGGCAAAAAAAGTGAAATAAACACTCAAATAAGTTTAGAAATGGTAGAGGAGTGGGCTAACCTTCCTGAAGAAGTAAATTATCCTTTAATGGACAAAATCGACTTTGGGTATTATAAAAATCCCATTCCTAACAGAATTGATAGATCCTTTACTGGTGTTTCAATATTTGATAATTCAATTGAGAATATTAAAAAAGCAGATATACAAAATGCACGATTAGATTATGAATTTGAAAGTGCTGAAAGAGCAGTGTTTGCTGATTGGACTGCAGTTGAAACAAGAAAAAACACAGATGGAAGGATTGTTAATAAAATACCTCAAAGAAGAAAAAGGTTGTTTGTTGGTGTTGATGTTAATGATGCATTAGATACATTTAATCCTGAAATTAGAGAATCAAATTACATAAATGGTTTAAATGAATACTTAAGAAGAGTTGAACTAACATCAAGCTTGGCTTATGGTGACTTATCTAAAAATGAAACAGTTGAAAAAACTGCAACAGAAATATTAGCAAGTAAGAAACGTAAATATAACATGGTCAATGCAATTGAAAGTAATTTAAAAGACTGTTTACAAGGTTTGGTTGATGGATTAGCTTTTCATAACGGTATGTATACGACTAATTATGAATTTATATGTGATTTTAAAGACAGTATTTTAACTGATGAAAATACTGAAAGATTACAAGATAGACAAGATGTTGCTATGGGTGTTATGAGTGCGGTTGAATATCGAATGAAGTGGTATGCAGAAGATGAAAAAACGGCTAGAAAAAACCTACCAGTGCTTGAGCCTGATGTTTTATCTTAGGTGCTTAAATGTATACTCATGAAGAACTAGAAAGCATACCAGAAGAAACGGTCAAGATATTTAGAGCAGTAGAATTAAGAATCCTTGATGATATTGTTAGAAGAATAGCTTTAACTGGTGAAATTACTTCAACGGCTGATTATCAAATACAAGTGTTATCTAAAATGGGAGTTGATATAAACGACATTAAAAAATATATTCAATCTCAATTAATTATTAGCAATATACAACTAGAAAACATGATTAAAGAAGTTATTGAAAGTGGTTATGTTAGAGATAAAGCATTGTATGATGCATCTAATATTGAATTTATACCTTTTGAAGATAATCTTGAACTTCAACAAATTATGACTGCAGTCATTGAAACTTCAAAAGAAGATTTAAATAATCTAACCAAAACATTAGGGTTTGTAATTAACCGAAATCCTATAACACTTACAGAGTATTATCAAAGGAATTTAACTGAGGCTACAATGCAAATTGTTAGCGGTGGTATGAGTTACGACCAAGTGTTAGAAAAAACAGTAAATGAGTTGGTCAATAGTGGTATTAGAGTTATTGATTATGAAAGTGGTTATCACAATCGTTTAGAAGTTGCGGTTAGAAGAGCAATACTAGGCGGTGTTAATCGAATAACTGAACATATCAGTAATGAAAATATGAAGAAGTTAAATACTGAATATGCAGAAGTTAGTTATCATTTAACCGCTAGACCAACACATCAAGTGTGGCAAGGTAGAGTTTATACCAAAGAAGAATTAGTCACTGTTTGCGGTTTAGGTACTGTAACGGGATTAATGGGTGTTAATTGCTATCATCATTATGGTGCTTTTATTCCTGGTGTTTCTAAGCGAATGTACACTGATGAAGAGTTAGACAAGATGAATGAAGAGGCTAACACTCCTAAATCATCAAGGGTTTATGGCGGTAAAGAATTTACTAAGTATGAGGCTACACAACAACAAAGAAAGCTAGAAAACAATATAAGGTTGCTGAGATACAAGATAGACTTATTACAAAAAGGAAATGCAGATAAAGAAAAAATAATCACTTATAAAGCTAGACATACACGTTTTATGAATGATTATAAGTTTTTTTCTAAAGAAATGGGATTGAAATATCAAAGTAACAGAATAAATTTAAGTGCATTAAAAAAATAAAAATTAATTAGGTAAATGGATCAGTTGGAAAACTGGTCTTTTTATATGTTTCAAATCGTGTGACATAGCAACGATAGGACTAGTAGCTTAAGAAATCTCACGTGTTCGTNGCACGTAAAACAAACGATAGGAGGAATTAAGAGATGAGAGAATTTTTAAAAAGTTTACAACTAGAAGATGACAAAATCGAATCAATTATGGGTGAATACGGAAAGAAAATTGAAAACGTAAAAAATACTCATAAAACCGAAGTTGAAGGACTTCAATCACAGTTAAGTGAAACAAAGACTAAGCTTTCAGCTTTTGATGGAAAAGACTTTGAAGGACTTCAAAAACAAGTCACTGATTTAACTAAAGAGCTTGAAGATAAAGAAAATAAATTCAAAGCACAAATAGCTGAACGTGATTTTTTAGATGCGTTAAATAGAGCAATTACTTCAAGCGGTGGAAGAAACGCAAAAGCTATTATTGCAACTTTAGATGTTGAAACTTTAAGGAGTTCGAAAAATCAAAACGCAGATATTCAAGCTGCAATAGAAGAAAACAAAAAGAATTTTGACTATTTATATCAATCTAAAGAGCCAATCAATAATCCATCTCCAGTAGGTGCTACTGGTGGAAGTGGTGGAGCTAGTGTTAAAGAAGAAGAAATAGCAAAGCTAAGAGCAAT